GCTGTTCCTGCAGCACCTGCTGTTTTAAAGGAATCTTGTCCCACGAGTGTAAACTCCATGTCCCTCTTCAGCTCTTTACCTGCTTTAGCCATTTGGTAAGCAAGTTCATCGCCACGACCTGCATTAGTAACTGCTTGGTCTGTGCCAGATACACCAATAACTTTGGTGCTTATTTGCTCGAAATTTCCGAGTCTTGTTGTTGCGACAGTAGCTAAGTTAGCTGCATCATCGCCTTCGATTTGTTTGTTCGCTGCTGCACTTGCTAATCCATCAGTTTGCCACTCATGGTTAGTTTGTGATGCAGATCCTGTGCCTGCGTTAGACATAAAAGGTGTTTCAGTAGGTGCTATGTTGTAAATAACATCTGCTAAATCTTCTTTTATACCAACACGAGTATAGGTTTGTACTGTATTATTAGGTACAGCCATAGTAATCTCCTATTCGTTAAAGTACATCTCCTTCAGCACACTTTGTGCGTCTTTGATATGTCCAGATTTTTTTAAGCGTGTCATTCTCTTGTCAACATTCTGTTTTTTATCAGAATCTTCTCTAATATTTGACGCATTAGATGAGACAACTCTAGGAGCTTTATTTACTTTATTGCCAGACAGTTTTGTTTTTTTCAGTTGGTTATATCTGTAAGCATCAGCTAACAATAAAACTGCTCGATGATCTACCATCATTGCAATTTCTTGATCGGTGTAACCACTTTCTTTTGCAAAACTAGAAAGTCTTTTAGTAAATTCTGCACTCTTATCTTTGTCTGCATAGACAGGGAGTTTTTCAGCTAAGATTTTTCGTTCTTTTGCAATGTAATCGTTATACACTTTCTCTTGCTCAGATCGTTGCTCTTGTTGAATACGCATTTGTTCTTGCTGTGCAAGATTCAATGTTTCTTTTTTTCTATCTGACTCTGCTTTTAATTTTACATATTCAGCAGGATCAGTTTGATAAAGATTATCCCAGTCAATGTTTTGTTCTTGTTGCTGCAAATTTTGAGTTAAAACTTGTAATTGTTCAGCATATTGATTGCGAGAACTTTTGACTGCTTCAAACTCTTTCTTTAAGCTATCCTGTAAGGACTCAACTTCTTTTCGTTGATTACTTAAATCCATTGTTTTTTTGGTATAGTCGGATTCCCTAGAGTAACCTTTCATCAGCTCATTGAGATTAACTTTTTGATTATTACCATTTACAGTAACATCATATAGTGTCTCTTCGCTTTCAGTAGAGGCTTCATTGTTATCTACTATTTCATCTACATCTAAATTTTCTAATAAGGGATCATCGTTGTCTTGTTTAAGATCGACTTCTCCTTCTTCTGATTTAGCTGTTTCAAGCTCTTCGTTCCTTGCAGTCTCTTCGTTTTGTAATAGGGTAGCGAATGCTTGTGTTGTTTCTTCAGTTTTATAAGTTGGTTGCGAAACAACAGACTCCTCTTGAGGTGTATCTGCCATTGTAACTCCTTTTATTGATTAATCTGTTTGGTGGCTAATTTGCCAGTCTCCATTACAGATTGCAGTTGCACATGAAGGACACCTAACATTTTTCTCATCATGTAGATTTTTTCTCTTCCTTCTGTGTCTCTTATCGGAGAGTTAATCCATTCTTGGTCTAACTCTTGCGAAACTTTTTGTAAGGCTTCAATATATATTGGATCTTCCAATATGCGTTTTGCCTGTTGTCCTCTTTGTATTTCTTTTTCTTTATCCATTATCTGTTATATAAATTTGGATTGCCAAAATTAAAACTGCCTGTACCTGCTTTTTTTTCTTCTTTAGTATAATTTGCAGGTGTCGATTGATTTAGACCAAATCTTTCAAATGGATTAACACTTGTTGCTCCAGAAGCTACTGCATCATCAATAACTTGTTGCTCTGTCATTGCTCTTGCGTAGTTTTGTTGATCGTTAGTTCTATCTCTTTCATTCTTAGCATCAATTTGATAATTAATTTCACTTGCATCAAATTGTTGATTGCCTGTCATTAATTGATTAGCTGCTTGTGCATTATCAATTATTTGCATAGGATTTTGTAAATTATAAACTGGCTCTCCTTGTTTATTATTCGTAAAATTGTAGCCAAGTTCATTTAATCTTTCTTTCATAAATTTATTTCTTATGTCAGAACTATCTAAGCCTAAAAATTTTAATCCAGAGCCAAACATTCCAAAATTCATAGGATTATTTAAAGTATATTGACCATCTTTGCCTGTCATGTAAGCACCTGCACCAGTAAGATAATTTAAAAATTCATAATCATCCATTTTTTTCATATCATCAATAGAGTAATATTCTCTAGGAGGAGCATCTGGATCATCATCTCGTTGTTCATCATAAACTGATTGACCAAATTGTTCTACTGGCTGACATATACCATCAACTAACATAAAACCTTCTGGACAAGGATCAACAGGTGTGTCTGGTACAGAAAAATCTAATTGTGGATTTGGAAAATCTGCACTAGGATCTAATTCGCCTAAACCTTCTTGTACTGTTCGTAAATCATATAAAGGATTACGAAATTTACCTGCACTATTAACATTAGGTGTAGAGTTAAGTTTACCACCAAGATAATCACTTATTACTGATTGTGCTTCTGAGCCTTGCATAAAAGGTGTAAATTTTGTTGCCATTAATTCATTCCTTGTTGTAGAATTTTAGAAGCTAATTTTTCTTTTTCTAATTGTGATACATTTTGCTCTTTCACAACTTGCGTGGCAAGTTTCTGTTCATCGAGATTCATTTTTTGCATCTTAAATTCATTATCAGCTTCTAATTTTCTATTTTTAAAATCTGCATCTGCCATAGCCTTCTGTTTACTAATTTCTATTTGTTGTGCTGCTAACTGCAATGCAGGATCTTGTTTTTCTTCTTTAGGTGGTTGAGGTGGTTGCTGTGAAGGATTGTTAAAGAATTGCGTTGCATCTTTATAACCACTATTTTGCAAGTAAGCCTCAATTGTATTGTAAATTGTTTGTGGAGTTACCATGCCCATTCCACCTTGTTGCTGTATCATTTTTTCTTGCACATTTAATACTTGTTGTAATACTTCTAATCGTTGATCTTGGTTTCCTGTACCGAGTCCAACTTGTGTAATACAGTCATAATGTGAAGTCCATTGACGAGGATTCATGGGAATAAACTCGCCTCGTAATTTAACTATTCTTTCTTGATCTTGATACTCACATATTACTGCTAATATGTTTTCAAAAATATCTTTTACTCCATCAGCGAATGATCTTGCAATTAATTCTATTCTTTGTGTAGAACTATTCATCATTTGATTAACTGATTGTGCAGTTGTATGTGATTTGTTAATTGTATCTGGATTTAAACCCATTAATTGATTGGGTACTCCAGATCTTTTTTCTTTTAACTGGTCAATCTTTTGTAGCATCGCCAAACCATCATTTAAAAAGTTTGGAGTCTGTAAAGGTGTAACAGCATTAGGCGATTTTACTCGTACAATGCCACCTGCTCTTGAAGTAAGTAAATCATCTAGGTTTGCTTGACCATCAACAACAATTGTTCTTGCGTTATTTTGAAAATACATATTATCAAGGGTGTTACGCATGATTGTTGTACTCATCATTTGCACATCAGCTAATAAATCGTACATGGATAGACCAAAAAACCTAAAAGGCATTGGTATTGCTACACACATAGCAAAAGGCATTTTGTTAATGACTTCATTTTCTAAAATAATGTAATTATTATAGCCACTACCACCAACAATAATCTTTCTTAGCTCTCCAATGCCATCGCCATCCATATCAACCTTCATGTAGCACTCAGTTATTTGTACTACTCTCTGGGAGGGATCAATATTAGAGATTTCAATGTCCATTGATGGATCATCATAGCTTCTTCTTACCATTGCTTCAGTATTAAAGACATCTTGCTCACTACTAGGCAAACTTTCAACATCTTTTTTGTTAAAACCCATGTCTATTAGCTCAGAAACAGTTTTTGTTACTCTGTGAGCTATAAAATTACAGTCTTTTAAGTTTTTTGCTCTTGGAGACACCAATATTTCTTCTGGTGGTACAGGATCTATCTGGCATCTGCCATATTCCTTAACTCTTTTAACTTCACAATTGTAAAAAAGACCTTCATCTTCTTCTATTTCTTCTACTTCAACAATTTCAACCTCTTCATCAATAAGTAATGCTTGATATTGTGTCTCGTCTAAGTGTTCATAATGTTCTTTTTTCTGCTCTTTGGATGTTTTCCAATAAATTTTACAAAAACCATTCTTCTGAAGTAGTGCAGTCTTAAACATAGAGTGCAAAATCTCAAAACCATTGTTATCACGATTAAATATAAAATTGCAATAGTCAGTAATTTGGTCAGCATATGGTACATCTTCAGCTTGTTGTGGCTCAAAATTAACCATTTTGTCAGATTGCGTAAACATACGCATTAAACTTGGCAATATTGACTCTACAACCTCTAATATATCTTGTGATACAACTGAGCTTCTGCCTTCTGTCTCGTTACCTAAAGGCTCTCCTAAATAATATTTAAGTGCTTCTTTGCGTTGCGTTGATAAATCACTATCATAAAATCCAAGAGAGCTTGAGATCTCTTGTGAGATTAATGCGAGTAATTTTGATTTTGATAATTTTGCCATTCGTTAAATAATTCCTGCGTTGTTATATTGTAATTTTGTTGTCCATTCGCTTGACTGATTGTTTCCTACTGCAAAGTACCGAAAAGCATCAGAAGCATGAGAAGTCCAATCGTGAACTGTTTTATTTTTTAATTCGCCTCGTTCATTACTTGCCCATCTGTATTGACGAAGAGCATCGAGTCCATGTTTTGTTTTTTCATGGTCAAACCAACACCTTGATAAAACCATTCTCACAGCATTAATACCATCTTCGACAGAGAGCTTTGGAACAATAGATGTTCTCATCCCTAAAGACTGTGCAGTCTCTACTCGTGATACACCAGTTCCAAGTTCTCTGACATTTGCATCATGTGGGAGGTAATGCGTATCGTAAATATATTTTTTTTCATCAAGAACAGTTGTGTAGTATTCTAAACTTTCTCCACTATCTTCATAGTAATCTATAATATGGAATGCACTTCCTTTTTGTTGCACAAACCAAATAGCAGTTTTATCTGCCATCCCAAGATCCCAGTAAGTATTAACTTTAATACCAGTCTCATAAGGAACTTTTGTAATTCTTTTTTCTTCTTCTGCTTTATTTAATCCTTTTGCATAGATTGAGCCTATGGCTGCACTATCAAAAGAGCATTCAAATTCTGCTTCATATACTTCTTCTGGCATTAAGGCTTTTGCTTCATTAAGTTCTAGCTCAGAGATAATGTTTGTATTACTTGCTTTAAATATTTCTGCATACCAATCTTCTTGGTGTAGAGCATGGTCATATAACTGGTGAAAGCTGTTGTGACCTTGAGGAGTACCAATCGCTATCATAAAACCTTCTCTATCAGATAAAGCAGGTCTAATTACTTCAGTCCATAGTCTAGGAGGCATTTGAGCCACTTCGTCTAGGACTACACCATCAATATATAAACCTCTTAAACTGTCTGGTCTTTCACATCCTAGTAATTGTATTCTTGCACCATTAGGTAAATCTGCTCTAAGCTCAGTTTCGTGGTAAGTAACATCTGGTAAGACACCAGTATATTCTTTCACATAATCCCAAGCAGTTCTTTTTGCCATTGAGTATGTAGGAGCTAGATAATAATATCTAGGTCTTGGCAATGTATTCTGCATTGCTTTTTTCAGCAGTTCATTAATACAGAGAACAGTCTTGCCAAATCGTCTATGACAGACAAGGACATTAAATCTTTTTAAATTCTTATGGACAGCCTTTTGATGTTCTCTTGGCTTATAAGGTATGACAATTTTCAAACATCCTTACTTTCCTGCTCTAAATAATCTTTCATACTGGCAACATCACTTCCTTTAACTTGACCTCTACCACTAGACTCTGGAAGCTGAGTTTTTTCATTCATCGCTTTTACTAATTCTGCGAATGGATCGTTTTCTTTTTTCTTTTTAGTTTTCTTTTTTTTAAGCATAATTAAATAATGGATTAACTGGCATTGAAGCAAATAGTTCTTCAAACTCTTTTAATAAATCTAATCTTTCTTTTTCAGTATTATATTTTTTAATTTCAATTCCATTGTCTTTTAATATTTGCAAAGTTTTTTCATCGGTGTTGTTTGGCACAATAGCACCTTTAAACTCATTCATTTGCAATGCTCTATTTGGTTTTATTTCAAAATATTCAGAAGGTGTATTTGCAAGTTTTTCTAAAAACTTTATAACTTCTTGTTTTGTTGCTTCTGAAGTATCTGGATAAAATTCTTTAAAGTTTTGTTCAATAGAATATTTTTTATCGCTAAATATACTATTAAAATTATCTCCTAGTTCATAACTTTTAGGATCTAAATGTTTATTTTCTTTGGCAAGTAAATCTGTAATTCTACTTAGTTCTGTATAAAGATCTGATTTAATATCAGACATTTCTTCGCTAGTAACAAAAGTATCTCTTGCTTCAGACAATTCTTTTTTATTTTTAAACTTACCTCGCATTGTAGCAGCTAGGTTGCCTATATTACCACTACCACCAAATCCTTCTTCTTTACCTGCATTTGTTTTCATGTGTGCTAACACATTTTCTAAAGTATGGTCTTTGTATTTAAGTTTGCCCATAGGAGTACGACCTGCAACAATTTTTTCTTTGCCTTGAACACCTATTCTTTCAGCTAAACTTTTATTCCATTCTTTGTATTCTGCGTTTAATTCTGGTGTCCACACCTCATCTAATAATCTTTTATAAGCATATTTATCTTCAGCTAAATTAAAATCTGGTAGCAATCCTTTTTCTTTTAAGAATGCCATATCCAACATATCTGTTGGCAAGTTATTAATGCCTTTTTCAATTATTTGATTATATAAATCTCCTGCATAAAACACAGCTTGGTTTGATCCATCATCGAATTTAAAATCTGATATTTTTCTATAATCATAACGAATATCATCAACTTCAAATATGTCTGAGAAATAATCTATGATCTGATCCATTTCATTATCAGCATATATTGTTCTAACAAGAGGGTATCGCTGCGTATAAGCATCTCCCTTGTAAACAGGATTATTCTTAGAAGGTATCATTAGCTCTGGATTGCCAACTAAAGTTATTTCGCCAAACTTCATTTCTTCTATATTTTCTGGAACAACTGCTAAACTTGGTTTTGGCATACCACCAATATTGTCGTAGTTTTGTATAGCATCTGCACCTGTGTTATGAAT